GCCGCAGCGGTAGCCGTCGCGGATCATGGAATCGACTTCCTTACCGAACCGCTCCAACTTCAACTGCTTCTCAAGTTCCTGCACGCGAGCAAACAGAGCCTTCGTGGACTTGTCACCCTTGCTCATCTTGGCCTTTCCGCCGTAGGCGGCTTCCATCTCCTCGTCCTCTTCCTCTTCTTCGCCCTGATGCGAGCCGATATCGACATGAACGCCGTCAGCGAAGTTCTCTTCGTCCTCGTCGCCGTCCATGGGGCCAGCGAACTCCATGCCCTCGGCGGCCATCGCCTCGGCATCGGCCTCCTCGGCCATCTTGTCCTCGTCCTCGTCAACCGCGCACTCCATAGCGGCAGCAGCCTCAAGAGCCTTCTTGGCCTCCTCGTCGGCTTCCATCTTCTTCTTCATGTGCTTTGGCATGTTCTTCCTTTTGGTTCCTGCGGACGGGACGAAGGTGTTGAGTCCTCCGCCGACGCCAATTTCATCAAACTTTTCCTTGGAGTCAATAGAAACGCGCACCACTCCAAGCGGTCGCTCAAAGACCACCTTTGAGCCGTGCTTCGTGAATCGGGTATCCGGCAGCGGCCTGCGCGGCGTATCGCGCCCGAGCAGAGCCACCTCCGACAGATGATTGTCCTTCCAAATCTCCGCGCTGCGGCGCGGGAATGCGTTGGTCGCCAGCAGCGAATCGAACGCATCCTTCGGCATCTCGACATCGCCGACCACATAGGCAACGCCGTTGCGCTCCTCGTACCGGACGCTGGTGATGTCGCCGACCGCCTCGGGCCGCGTGGGCTTGCCGTCCTTCTCGTGTTCGATAACAAGTTTCGGACGCGAGCCGCGCTGGATGAACTTCCCGGTGCGTGAAACGATGTCGCGAACCTTGCGATTGTCGTACCCCTGCATGGCCTCGTCATCGTCCGAGTCGATGGACGGATCGAAGCCCATGAACAGTTCAAGGTTCTTGATGCGAACCTTGCCTTCTTCGGTCTTTTCGACGGTGTGGGATGCTGGCATGGTCAAAGGTGGGTATCAAATCCGGTGGTCGAAGTGAACACTCGCTGAAGCGAATCAGCATAGACATGGTTCACGCTCTTGACCGTGCTGCCGCTTTTGTTGGAGAAGATCATGGTGTAGGTATCGGAGCCACGGTCATAGTCCACGCGCAGATACTTGATTGCATCCTTTGCTCCGCGACCAATGCTCATGCTCAAGCCGGGTGGACTGCTTCGATAAGCAAGGTTCTTCGCGCCAGTCATGGCGATGAATCGACCGCCGCCGAGTTGCTTCAAGATCGTGTCCGCAATCTGCTTTGCATCATCCGCAAACCGCTCCTTGCGGCCCTTGCCGAAGTAGAAGCGATCCTCGACCTTGAAGGTCGCCTTCGCGCCGGGGCGAGAAGCACGCAAAATCTTTCCGGTCTTGATTCCCGAAGCAAGCATTGCATTGAATCCCTGCGGGACTGATGCGCCCGCATCAATGGCCAATTTCCACAAGCGACGAAGGGACTCTGCTGTTAGCGGATCAGTCTTGTAAGTCACAGATGAACCGTCTTTTTGTCGGACGGTGAAAGACTCTGTTTTTGCCATCATGTCCTTCTCGCCGGGGCGGGAGAAGCGATGTGTCTCGGCATATCGCTTCAACTCATCCACGCTGCCATCCTTGACTTTTGTTGATGCCCCACCGGGTGCAGAGCGATAAAGAGTTCCTTTGCGAGTTCTCTCGTCTACCACAATCGAAAACTTTGTTCCATTGATGGTTGCTTCCCATCCCTCGGAAAAATCTCCCCAGCCTTGCGATTGCGTATGCGACCAATTAGCCATTCTTCACCTCCACATTCCAGTAGCGTCCGATGGACTGCACCGGAGCCGTCGCGCTGTAGCCGTGGCTCGCCACGCGGCGAGCGAAGTTCCCAGCCACATCGCCGTCCTCAAACGAAATGACCAGCGCATTTCCGCCAGTCTCGACCGCACGCCATCCGCCCTCGGGCATCTGCTTCTCGGAGAGCAGTTTGCCAAGCATGGGCGATGACGAAGCCGCCGCAAACCCCTTGCGGTCAAGGCTCGACGCATCGAACTTCTCGGGCTGGCCGGGGCGGGCGAAGCCTTGTCGAGACTGCTGCTTCCATCTACGCATTCCTCGTTCAGATTCTTGCGCTTGCTTCTCAACCTTTGCTTTCTCGGATGCAGTTGATGCCTGTTCCCACATTTTATGCCAAGCATCATTTCGTGCTTTTGCAGCAGCCAATGCAGCATTTGCCCGCTCTGCGATTGCTCGATCATTGGAGTTGCGGGTGTAATCAGCCATCGAACCAAGTGAAATCAGTCGCTTTTGATTCTCTGCGGCAGCGGAAAGGGCTTGATATTCCGCATCAGTCACGGCAAGCCCATCGGTAGAAACGCTCGACGCATCGAACCGCTCGGGCTGGCCGGGGCGGGAAGCGTTCATCTTTTGCATGTATGACTCAAGCCATTTCCTTGCGCCTGTTTCAGTCTTGAAAGTTGGTGCAGATCGGGTCACAAGTATTCCGCTTTCGGGCATATTCACATATGGCTGAAATCGTCCCGCATCTTCCGTGATGCCTGCTTCGTACTTCGTGCTTCCTCGCGTCCAACTCTTGATTGGGATATCTCTGTCGAACTTCTCGGGCTGGCCGGGCTTGCCAAAGTAGAACCGATCTTCTGTCTTGTTGGTCATCGTTTGAATCCGGGGTCGGGGTAGTCGCCTCTGTCGATGATGCGTTGCCGGGTTGCGTTATACCGTGCAAGCGCAGCACGATCTAGAGTTTCGTCCTTGCGGATGAAGCCCATGCTCTTGGCCTCGTCAAAGGTCACAGGCTCAAGCGAGCCTCGGCAGTTGAAGCCGTTGGGCGGCACAAGCCCCTGCGAGCGCATGTCAGCCGCCGTGGCTATGTAGCCGTCCATCTGCCAATGCGATCCGGGGTTCTTGCTCTTGCCCTTTGGGCGATACACGCCGCCGGGTGCGCCGCGCGTCCGGCTGTCGTGAATCTCGACTAGCCGCACGAGTGGAGCCCATCGCGCAACCGCTGGGCTGTCCATCGTTTCGGCTGTGGCTTCGTTGTAGGCCGTGGCCGTGTTCGTGCGATAGACGGTTTCCAGTCGCGCCGAGGTCATGCCGATGATGCCTTCGACTTGCGCCCTGCGAATGAACGCAGACAGGCTCCCAGTCTTGAGTCCCTTTGGGATGGACTGGTTCACCATGCTCTGCGCGATCAGGTCACGGATGCGGCGAGCCTGCGCGTCGGTCGCGCCCTTGACTCGGAACGATCCGGACAGCGTGTCCTGCAACGCTTGTAGCCGCTTGGTCAGGTCGCGGATGGCTTCCCGGCTCTCGGCCTTGGCGATGCGCTCGGCCAGCCGTCGCATCTTGGCCCGGATGCGGCGCACCTCCCACCATGAACGCGGGATGCGGTTCCTGAAGGCTTGGATGGCCTTCCAGTACGCGCCGGGGCCGAAGCCAGCCGACGCAGCCGCGAATGTCTCCGGACGCTCCTCCGGCCATTCTCCGGCCTCCCAGTCGGCTCCTTGCTCCTTGGTGGCCGCGTGAGCCTGCGCTGCGCCCGCTAGGGCCGTCAGGGTCATCACCTGCCCCAGCACCTCGCCGTACCGCTCCCACGCCTCGGCAGCGTCCTCCGGCTCGTCGCGCACCTGCGCGGCTAGGGCCGCGAGATACCACCGCCGGACATCGGCGAGTCCGCGCCTGTAGATGCGCTCAAACTCCGTCACTTGCTACGGCGAGCCACGGTCAAGATTGCGCCGATGGCCTCAAGGGTTGCTTCGGCCTCATCAAGATCATTCATGGCATTCGACATGTCAGAACTCTGCGCGGAGTACCGCTTGAACATCGCGGAAATCTTGGCTCGCATCTTCTGCTCGGCCATGTCAAACATCATGCGTGGCTTGGAGTTCTCTGCCTTGAATGGAGGCAGTCCAAGTTCAGCGGCTACCTTTGGCTTCCAGTCCTTGCCCCACTTCTTCCGGTAGGAAAGGATCATTTCTCGCATCCTCTCGGATGATTCATCAATCTTCTTCTGCGATGCAGCAATGCGCTCTTCAGATGCCTTTGCCTTTGCTGCGGCTTCCCGAAGGAACGATTCCGTTCTCTCCTTCGCAGATGCGTCAAGTGCCTGTCGCGTTTTGGCGATGATGTCGGCGTGGATTTCCTTCGCGCGTTCGCTCATGCGCTTCTGCACTTCCGCATCGACCATCTTTTTCCATTGATCTGCGGGAATGGGCTTTTGCGCCTGTTCCCACTTGTCATTGATCTCCGCAATCTTGGCTCGGATGCGCTTCACCTGTCGCTCGGACTTGCGAATCTCATCCTTCACTTCCTCGTCCGTGCCTTCGATCCGGTCGCGTCGGCGTTCCTTCTTCGGCGCAGCGCGTTCGCGGCCCTCGCCCCCTTTTGGCTGCTCGCCACCGCCACCACCGCCCTCGGCGCACTTGTTCCCCGGCTGGAAGCCGCCCTCGCCGATGCCACAGTTCGCACCGTCGAAGCGATCCTTGCTGCCGCGCTTCTCGCTCTCGTCCTTGCCCTCGGCGCGATCCAGTTCGGCAGCCTTCCTCTTGGCCCACGACTTGCCCGCGTCACCGCCCCAAAGCAGCCACGCGATGTAGCCCGCGCTGTCCTCGCCCCAGCCCTCGCCCTGCTTGTCCACCTCATGCCGTGCGAAGTACGAGTGCATGCGGCGCACCGTGCTAGGCGATACCGTCTTGCGGTTCGACAGGTCGCGTGCGCGAGCCACGCCCACTTCCGTGCCGCCCCTGCCGTGCTTGCGTCGGAGTTCCAGCCCACGAGCAGCGGCCTCGGCTGCGCCCTTGGGCGGGGTCAGGTCAACATCGGACAGCGCAAAGCGATCCTTGCCGAACGGCTCTGCGTCGCCCTCCGGGCCTGCGTCACCCGGTTCGTCGCCCATCGGGCGGACATCAAGCGGCGGCATGCCGCCACCGCCCATGCCGCCCTCGGACGGAGCCTGAAGCACCATCTCGTCATCCTCCGGCTCCGCAAGGCCCAACACCTTGCGTGCCTCGCGCTCGCTGACGCGGCCACCCAACTTGGTGAACGCCTCAATCGCCTTCATGTACTCGTCCGGGTTCGGCTTGCTCACGCTGAATGAGAAGGACGGCGGCACGGCATCGTCGCCGAAGTTCATGCGGAACAGCGGCGTGACGATTTCGCGCGTGATGGTTTCGGCCAGCGCGTTGGCAATGTAGGTGACTTGACGGTTGAGCGTCTGCGCGTGCTGGTCACCGATGCTTGAGCCAAGGCCGCTCGACACAGCCTGCGAAGTGCCAGTCTGCCCAAGGATGACTTCCTTGATGTTCTCCGTTAGGTACTCAACCATCTTGGCGAACGCTTCTGCGTTGCCGCCGTTCGGCTCCTTGATGTCGATGCCGAAGCCTGCATCGCTGCCGTCTGCGTTCTTGGGAATCAGCACCGAGACATCGCCAAGGAGGTTCTGCATGGCCGATTCCATGTCCGCCTTCGCAGCCTCATTGCCCACGGGGTAGTTGCCCACGCGGATGCCCATGCTGTATCGCTCAATGTAGGTCGCCCAGTTCTGTAGTGCGGCCTGCTTCAGCGACCAGTAGTACCAGACCAGATCG